TTTCGATTAAAAATAACGTCGCGGGCTGGCCCTCAAACAATAACAACTTGGATGTTAATAACGGTGAGACAGTCGCCGAATTTACGTATTAAATTTACTACGAGGGAAGACCTCGCGGTAAAAAAAATAATTACGCCCTGATGGCGTCGGAGACAGCTAACGCGACAACTCCGACAATGAAAGCTATCACGACGTAGTTCAGTTCACTTTCTTCAGTACCAGTCTTCTTAACTGGTTCTGGTGTGACAACCGACTCCGGTTGTGGCTTCGGAGGTTCCAGTTCCTCCAAAGGATAGTACGCTATCATTTATATATATTTAGAGATTAATTTCCTTCTTCGCCTTCTTCTGCCTGGTGCGTTTGGTTTTTGCTGGAGTCACCTTTACCTCCTTGACTTCACCACCCGTCGATTCACCGGAAATGGAGATGATATCGGAAATGTCATCATCGTCATCGTCACCACCGGTCGTAATCGCCGAAGTATTCATGGGTGGAGCTGGAGGCATCATGATCCCACCCATCAGGCTCGAGATGTCAATACCAGGTCCCTGCATCTGGTATTCACCCGTACCACCGACGGGGGCATCCGTCGCCGGACCATCCGTCTTACGAGTCGTGTTCTGAACGGCGGACATCATGTTCTTCACGAGGTCGGGGTTCTGCTTGATCACATCGTTCATGTTCGGCATGACCGACTTGAACATACTGTTCGTGAGGTGGAACATCATCGCCGAACCACCCAACATCATGATCAGCTTCACCTCTGGTGCGACTGAGATCTTCGATCGGTACTTCACGTAGAGCTCCTCGAAAACACCATCGTAATCGTCCACATTCTCCATGACGGACTCGGACCAACCTTCGAGCTGAATCTCGAAAGGGTTGTATCTCTTGTTCAAAAACTCCAGACCGGTCACACATGCGACGAGCATACGTCGAGAGAACCGAATCGATTGTTCCACGTCGATACTGTACGTGATACGCTTCACCTCTGTTCGGAGCTCCTCCACATTGGAATAGGCATTGAGTCGCTTGTTCACCGCGAACCCCTTCTTCTCGAGACGTCCGAGCTTATTAATCAGGTCCGCCTTTTCCTCGTCGACAGACGAATATCCCTTCGAAGGTTGTTCCTCCTGTTCACCGGAACCCTGTCCAGGACCATAATCCTCGCCATCATCAAAAAAGTTGGCGTCATCACCATCCCCGTAATCAATCTCTTCATCAGGAGCAGAAACATTCTGAGTCGTCTGTTTATTCGGGTTGACGAAAGCATCCATCGCCTCCTGTCGTTCAGACATCTGGGGAGGTGGTGGTTTAAATGTGGGTCGGGGGACACGTTGGGGGGCGGGAGCGGAAATTTCAATTTCATCCATGATGGCCTGTTCGTCGGCATCCAATTTCATGACACTAGCATGTCCTCGATCGAGTACGATCTCTTCGTCCATCTACTCTTTATACAGAAACTAAAAAAATTACCTTTAACGCAGTTTAAAAAAATCTTTGTTCATTATAAATGTTTACTCTCAATCGTGTCAACCGTAACGCCCTCACCATGATTGTGATTCTTCTTCTGATCATCTCGGCCCTCGCCGCCTTTAAGAACAGTACCATGAGCAAGTACCAACCCAGACCAATCACGACCAAGACGGTCAGTGATCAGTCCATCTTCGATCTTCCCGTTAACCTCGATTGCACCGCGGGCTCTGGTAAGAAGGACAGCCCTTACTCGAAGGGTTTAACTCCAGGAGGTGTGTGTGGTGCCCAAAAGCTCGTGTCCGACCAAGCCGGGTACGACATCACGGGTGGGATTGGTGGATCTTTAATCTAAGCTAATGATATATGGCGCTCATCACAGCTCCTACACAGTTGATTCCCGATCTTCAACACGAATACCACACTGTCACCATCGATTCGATCGGACAGTCGAGTGCGAACACGTTCACGTGTCATCTTCAGCAACCCCTGAAGAATGTTGTTCAGGCTCGGCTTCTCGGTGCCCGAATCAACACGACGGCGGATACCGAACACTGTTACATCTCCATCGAGGAACTGGACAGTATCTTTTCGGAGCGTGCGTCGAACGAACCGAATGGTCAAGCGAGTGCTAGTATTCTCCGAAACTCTTTCGCGAGTATCGTGACGAGTGATGATTCCGGAATCATCAGTTTCAAGGATAACTACCCTCTCGCGACACAATACACAAACCCCATTCGTAGCATCGATCGTTTTACTGTTAATATTCGTAACCAAGATGGCACGCTCGTCGCCCCTTCGAGTCCTGCCAAAGATAATTATTTGATTATTCGTTTCGTGTGTAGAAAACCCAATTTGTAATTTTCTCCCGTTAAAGTAGTATTACCATGTCCACCGGTATTGTTCAATTGATCGCGATAGGTGCCCAGGATGAGTATATCATGGGTAATCCCGAAATTTCGTTTTTCAGTTCAACATTCAAACGACATGCTAATTTTTCACAATCCATCGAAAAGCAAACGATACATGGAGCGGTGAAAAACAATTCTATGTCCAGCGTTCAATTTGAACGTTCTGGAGATCTTTTAGGTTATGTTTATTTTACAATCGATAATACAGCTCAGGCGCTCGACATACAGCGATGGGACACCATCATCGATAAAGTCGAACTGTACATAGGTGGGTCTCTCGTAGATTCTCAAGATGCGATTTTTACTGAAAAGATCGCCGTCGATACGTTCGCACAAAATGTCTCCAAGAGTTCGAACGGTACACATCCGGGTGTGAGTGCGCGTTCCTATTTCTATCCTCTACGCTTCTTCTTCTGCGAGGGACCTCAGTGCGCTCTCCCCCTCGTCGCACTCAATTACCATAACGTCGAGATTCGTATTCATTGGGCATCCGCTGCGTCTAATTATAACGTCGAGTGTTTCGCCAATTATTATTATCTCGATAACGAAGAACGTGGAAACATCGCTTCGCGCAAACACGATCTGTTGATTACCCAAGTCCAAAAGAATATCGCATCCGGTGAATTGATTCAAGATTTAACCTTTAATCACCCCGTGAAGTATCTCGCGTCATCTGATACGACGACGGATGGTGCACTCACGTCACCCACGAACAAAGTCAAATTGAACATTAATGGTCTCGATGTGAGTAATTACCGATGGGGAAAACCACATTATATCGATGTCATGAATTACTACCACACAAATTTTGTCACATCCCCCGATTTTTTCCTGTATTGCTTTTGCCTCTCCACGAGTTCTCTCCAACCTACGGGTACACTTAATTTCAGTCGCCTTTCTTCAGCCAAGATCATGAGTCAAGACTTACCTATCAATGACCCTATATATGCGGTCAACTATAACATATTACGTATCGAGAATGGTATGGCGGGCCTTCTCTACGCGAATTAAAATACTATTCTATATTAAATGGTCAAGAACTTGCCGACGGTGGAACGTTCCACCAAGATTAGGTTCGGTAAAAATTGTACCGACGACCAGGCGGAAAATACGATCGTGTTCAACGCGAGTGATGAACAGCTTGATATACCCTTCTCAGATTCTGTGTACATGACACCCCTTCGTCTACGCACAGACCTCTCGGATCGAAAGATTACCGTCTTGGCGTATAACCAAGTCACGAAAGAGGTTATGGATTCTGGTGCAGTCGCCGAGGATATTCTCAATTTCTCACTCGAAGCGGCTGTGATTAACGGTAATGTTACCGGGAACACAGTATCATTCAACGACGCGGTCACTTCCGTCACGACCCTCTCTAATGTTGGTGTAGCGAATGGAAATCCCGTTCACACACTCGATGTGGGTTCGACATTTAATGTAGACACCGAAGGTTCAAACCTTCTCACTGTGTTGGGAAACACATACATGCAAAACAACTTGGTGGTGGATGGGAACATGCGCGTGAACGGTGCACTCACGACCGTGAATACAGTGAACACGATCGTGAAAGATCCCATCATCGAACTCGGAAAAGAAAACGTCTCTTCAGATCTTGGAATTATCATGTACCGCCCGAATGCTAACGTGGCTGTGGGGTTCCGGGAAGGACCGGATGAGTTGGTGTTCGCGTATACCGACAGTAGTTCGTATGGATCCACCATCAATCCTAAAACATCCGATTCACTCGATGTTCGCGTGTACGGTCGAGTTCTCACAGAGTCCAACGTGGGTATTTTGACTACGACACCCACACACTCCCTCGACGTCGGTTCGAACCTTTTCGTGGATGAATTCGGGTCGAATGTTCTGTACGTCACTGGGAACACACACACGACAGATATTCTTTCGATTGGAAACAAGGTGGGCATCAAAGAAACAGATCCCGATGCGGAATTACATGTGGAAGGAAATGTGTACGTGTCCTCGAACTTGACCGTCGATGAGAACACGTTCCATGTGGACGCGACGGCACACGCCGTTGGAATCGAGACGAAGGAACCGGATGCTAATCTTCATGTCGTCGGTAACGTGTACGTGAGCTCGAACTTGACTGTTGACGAAAATACGTTCCATGTAGACTCTACGGCACACGCCGTCGGAATCGAGACCAAAGAGCCAGATGCCAATCTTCATGTCGTCGGTAACGTGTACACATCGGGGGATCTAACTGTTGACGAAAACACGTTCCATGTCGATGCGACTGCACACGCCGTCGGAATCGAGACGAAGGAACCACATGCTAATTTACATGTGGTTGGTAATGTGTACACATCGGGGGATCTGACTGTTGACGAAAACACGTTCCATGTGGATGCAGAGTACAACTCCGTTGGAGTTGGGACCAAAGAACCGGATGCCAATCTTCACGTCGTGGGTAATGTCTATGTGACGAGTGATCTCACGGTGGACGAGAACACGTTCCACGTCGATGCGGTGAACCACGCTGTCGGAATTGAAACGAAGTCGCCTGATGCGAACCTTCATGTCGTGGGTAACGTTTATGTGACCGATGATCTCACGGTCGCCACCGATGCGCTTCACGTTGAAGCCTCGACGGAACGTGTGGGTATCAAAACAAAAAGCCCCGATGCGGAACTCCATGTGGTCGGAAACGTCTACGTCGCGACAGAGTTCACGGTTGACGATGATACGTTCCATGTGGATGCGGTGAATCACGCCGTCGGCATAGAGACCAAGTCTCCGGATGCGAACCTTCATGTGGTGGGTAACGTCTATGTATCAGATGATCTCACAGTAGCTACAGACGCACTCCACGTCGAAGCCTCGACGGAGCGCGTGGGTATCAAAACAAAAAGCCCCGATGCGGAACTTCACGTGGTTGGGAACGTGTACACATCTGGGGACCTGACTGTAGATGAAAACACGTTCCATGTGGACGTGGAGTACAAGTCCATAGGACTTGGGACAGTGAACCCGAACGCGAACCTCCACGTGATCGGGAACGTGTACACGTCTGGGGATCTCACCGTCGACGAAAACACGTTCCACGTCGATGCGGTGAACCACGCCGTCGGAATTGAGACGAAAGAGCCGGATGCGAATCTTCACGTCGTGGGGAACGTGTACGTGTCCGATGATTTAACTGTCGCTACGGACGCGCTTCACGTCGAAGCGAGTACACAATCCGTCGGTGTCGGGATCAAGGTTCCGGATGCGAAACTTCACGTGGCTGGAAATGTCTACGTGTCTGATGATCTGACCGTCGACGAGAATACGTTCCATGTTGATGCTGGACGACACGCCGTTGGAATTGAGACCAAGGAGCCCGACGCAAATCTTCATGTGGTTGGGAATGTCTACGTTTCCGGGGACCTCACTGTTGATGAAAATACGTTCCATGTCGATGCGGTGAACCACGCCGTTGGAATTGAGACCAAGTCACCAGATGCGAACCTCCATGTGGTTGGTAACGTCT